GGGGCGACGCTTTCCACGACAATTGCGTCGGTGGATGTCAACGGGCAGGCCACGCTGGCCGTCAACGCCACGCTGGCGGTCGTCAACGCGACGGCTTACGCAGGAGTGCCGGTACCGGAGCCCATTCTTGATGCAATTCTGTTGCTCGCTCAGTTCCTACGCGATGGCTATCCCATGGAAAAAGAGCCTCCATCCATCGTTCGCGACATGCTCAACCCTTACATGAATCGAGTCAGTTGATATGGCGGCCGGCGATCTCACCACCTTCGAAGCGGTCAAGGCATGGCTGGCGATTCCCTCGGGTCAGACCGGATCGGATGCAACCCTGACCGGACTCGTCACGTCGACCAGTGCGGACTTCCTGCGCGCGATCGAGCGCACCGATTTCCTCACGGCGGACTATACCGAGGTGCGCGAGGGCGATGGCAACAACCGCATGGCCATGCGTCACTGGCCCATCACTGCCGTCACTTCGCTTACTATCGGCGGCGCGACGATTCCAGCCTCGGCCGATCAGATCGTTCCGGGCTATTACATCGACGAGGATCTCGATCCGGAGCGGGTGAATCAGCTGTACCTGGTTGGCTACACCTTCACCGACGGAGCGCAGGTGGTGGGGGCGTATGCGGCTGGCTACGTCGAGACGCCTGACGATGTGGCGCAGGCCGTCATCGAGTGGGTTGCGGACCGCTACAAGGGCCGTCCCGGAGCGGGCGTGTCCTCGCAGCGCGAGGCGGGCGGCGAGCATATCACATACGACCGCGAGGCTCCCATGCCGCCGACCACCGCCGCTGTCGTGGAGCGGTACAAGCGCTGCTGGCCATCGCTCAATAAGCGCGACGACGATCGCAACTATCGCGTCACGCGCATCAACCGGACGTTTACCCAGACGAGTGTGGAGAAAGGCTGATGCTCGACTTCTGCGTCGACGAAGCCAGTGTCACCGGGGTCAAAGACTACCTGGAGCAGACGCGGCAGAACATCATGGCGGGGATCCGCAGCGGGATGAAGGAGGCCATGGATGGCCTTAGCTGGACCGTCGCGGACAAGCTGCAGGGTAATCCCATTGTCAGCCGCTCCGGCGAGCTGCTGGGCCACATACTGGGCAGCCCGAAGGTGACGGAGACAGTCAGCTACATCAAAGGCACCGTCGACGCGGAGCTGGGCAGGAAACATCTCGGCCTGTGGCTCGAGGCCGGGACGAGTGTTCCGGCAGTGCAGGGCAAGCTCTTTCAGTTCACCACGGCGGATGGGGATAGCGTCTTCACCCATGGCCACAAGGCATTTCGCGTGGCGCCGCATCCGTTCATGAATCCGTCGCTGAATGAGTATCGATCGACGATTCTGGACATCATCACGCAAAGGATCAGCGAGGGCGCGAATGGGCTTGTATAGCGGAGTCGATCGCGAACCGATATGGGCCGCGCTGTTCGCGTTGCTGCAGGCGCAGGTGGGCTCGAGCTACACCACGATCAGCCGCCAGCATACCCAGCCTCCCACGCTGACGCCGGATATGCAGAACGCGCTCTTCCTGGTGCAGTCGCGGGAGACGCGAGTCTCGAAGCCGCCGGGGACGCCGGTGAGGTTGATGCTCTCGGGCTTCCTGGTGATCTACTTTCAGGCGCCGCAGCCGCTGCTCGATGACATCGGGCAGGAGACCGTAGTAGGCGCGACGGCGCTGAACGCGCTGCTGAAGGGGATCGACGATGCCCTGCAGCCCGACGATCCGACGACCGGGAAGTTGACGCTGGGCGGCCTGGTGACGCACTGCTGGCTGGAGGGCGATGTCGATATGGACACCGGGATCTACACCCAGCAGGGCGCGGCGATCCTGCCACTGAGGATTTTGGTACCGTAAACGCTTTTCAAAAAAAGTCCCCTTCGCTCTCCCGATCTGTCTCGGCGGGATGGTAACCCTTTTTCCGTTGGCCAACCTTTTTATAGGAGCTTCACCATGTTGAATATTCAGTTCGGTTCCGGGGTGGCGACGTTCACTCCGAATGCAGGCAACCTCGCCGCCAACCCCACCCCGATCCGCCTGAAGGTGTTCCAGGAGGCTTCGGTGGAGTACAAAGGCGACCTCAAGAAACTCTTCGGACAGAGTCAACTCGCGGTCGCAACGGCTCGCGGCAAGGTCGACGTTACCGGCAAAGCCAAGGTCGCCGCAGTGAACGCCTTCGACATCAACCAGATCTACTGGGGCCAGGCACTGACGGTCGGCGGCAACCGTCCCTATGACGAGCTCCACACCATCGCCGCAACCGTCACGCCGACGGTGGGCACGGGCCTGGCGGTGACCGACGACCAGGGCGTCATCAACATGAGCACTGGGCTGAGTATGACCAAGGTCCCCAGCGCACCAGCGGTCGGGCAGTACACCTTCGTGCCAGCCGTCACTGGAGGCAGTCCCACGGCGGCGGAGTACACCTTCAACGCAACCGATGTGACCTCCGGCTTTCAGGTGAAGATCAGCTTCCGCTCGAGCAGCACCACGCTGGGCAACACGTTGACCATCACCAACCAGCTGATGGGCTATGCGCCCGTCTGCCAGCTTGTCTTGTGGAATGAGTTTCGTGGCGGCCTGGACCTGACCCAGCTCAACGCGGTCACGCTCGGCCAGTTCACCAAGCCGACCAAGCAGGAAGACTTCTGGGTCTCAGACATCGACTTCAGCTGCAATGCTGATGTGAACGATGTGCTCGGTCTGCTGTACACCGACTAAGGCGCAGGGGCGGGGCTGATATCAATCGGCTCCGCCCGTCAGCTTGCAGGGGATGCGGTTCATCCCCATCTGCTCATCGATGGTCAGGTGATTGGCGGTGCGCACGAACCGCGCGCTGGCGTTGTGGAAGTAGACCAGGGTTTCGCCGTAGTCGAGCACGGCATCGCCATCATCGCGCCGCTGACTGTGCGCCACACCGCAGCGTGCCTGGAACGACGCAGGCGTGGAGAGAGCGCCGCCATGCAACGCGGCCAGCAGCTGATCGTGGCTGTCCTCATGTTGTTTGGCCTGCACATGGCTTAGGCCGTACAGCAGGACGACGAAGAGTCCGATCGCGCCGACGAGATAAGGGAAGGCCTTGCGGCGCGGAGCAGGAACGGCGACAGCGAGCGCGGTGAGGGGAAGACGGCAGCTGGGGCAGATTTGAGAGCCCAAAGGCAAGGAAGTACCACATGCGGAACAGAGTGTCATCGCGGACACCTCGTTTCTTCAAGTTTCAGCATTCTATACCGCTTCAGGAGAATTTAACAATGGCAGAGGAAGTGAAGTACAAAGGCGTCCCGTTTTTCATGAACGGCAAGGACTATATCGTCCCATCGCTCTCGCTCAAGCAGGTGGAGGAGAACTACGGGTATCTGGCGGGAGCCGCCAGCGCGCTCGAGGGCAGCGTGGACGATACCAGCAAGACCATCGTCGACACCTTCAAGATGTATGTCCCGGTCATCGGGCAGGCGATTCGGCGCAACTATCCCGAGGTGACTGACGAGAACCTGTGGGAGTGGCTGGACATCGGCAACTTCTCCGAGGTGCTGCTGATCGTGCAGAGCCAGTCCGGCTTCAAGACGGCCAAAACGGGGGAAGCGCTGCCGGCGAAATAGATTGGCGCTGGGTGTATGGCACGCTGATCCGTAACGCCGGCTGGACGTTTGCAGAGTGTGGAGAGCAGTCCGCCTGCGATGTCTTCGACTTCCTCGAACACCTGCAGGAATACCCGCCTGACTACGTAATCCTCGCCGCCGTGCACATGAAGCCGAAGCCGAAGAAGGCGAAGCGCATGACGGACGAAGAGATGCGCGAGCAAAGCCAGCAGATGCGGGCGATGCTTCCAACCGCGCCGATCCCTCCTGCCATGCGCGAGCTGGTGGAGTGGGGTCGCGAGCAGGACAGGAAGATGGGAATCAAGGGGAACACCTGATGGCCGATGATGCCGTTGTAAAAATTGGCGCGATCGTCTCCACCGAGCAGCTGCAGGAGGGGATGGCCACCTCGGCCGAGGCGGTGCAATCCGCGACGCAGGGGATGGGCGTCTCCTTCCAGGAGCTGAGCACCAAGGCCCAGAGTGCCGCTGCAGCGGCCAACCGCGCCTTCACCAGCATCAGCGCCGACACCAAGGCTGCCGTGGCCGGGCTGAGCGACCAGGCGCTGAAGGAAGCTACGCTGGCCAAGGCGCGCATCGCCGCCAACACGGAGGTGCGCACCTCAATCCGGCTGATGACCAACGAGCAGTTCGACTCCGCGAAGGCGACGGCGATCTACGCGGCTGCGACCGAGAAGCTGGTTGCGGTCGACGCGGAGATTGCAGCGGCGCACAAAGAGACGGCTGCAGCTGCCGAAGAAGCTGCGATCGCTGCCAGCCTTTCCTCCAATGTTTGGGTTGCCTCCATGCAGAGGATCCTGCTGTCGGTGAAGGAGGCCGCGGCGGGTGTGGAAGAGAAGTTTGTCGAGATGGCGGAGGCGGCCAAGCTCTCCGAGGCAGGGATCGGCGGAGGCTTCGCGGCGCTGGGCGGTCTGCTGAGTGCGGCGATCGGCGTTGGGTTCGCGGCGCACTTCCTCGACGAGATCGCCAAGATGAACGTGGAGCTCGACCACCTGTCGGCAAAGACCGGCATCAGCGTCGAGTCGCTCTCCGGTCTGCAGCTGATCGTGCGCGAGATGGGCGCGGAGTTCGATCCGGTCGCGCTCGGCCTGGTGAAGATGGAGAAGGCGCAGGCGCTGGCCGCGGGCGGAAGCAAGCCGCTGATTGCAGCGTTCGGCGCAATCGGGATCAAGGTGGAGGAGCTCAAGAGCCTCAACGCGGAGCAGCTGCTGCAGCGCATCGCGGAGGGTTTCCAGCAGCACAACAATCACGCCCTGCAGGCTGCGGTCGCGACGGCAATCTTCGGGCGCGGCGGCCAGGCGCTGATTCCTGTGCTGCGCGAGCAGGGTTCGGCGCTGGGCGAAAATATCAAGCAGGCGGCCAAGCTGACCGGCGTCACCGAGGAGAGTGCAGAGGCCGCGCGACGATGGACCAAGGACATGGCAGATCTCTCGGCCGAGGCCAAGAGCATTATGATGCCGGTGCTCGAGCACGTCGGCGATGTGATCGCGGGCGTCGCTGGCGACTTCGAAGTTGCCGCGGCCCTCATCTTCACTGCCGGCGAGTCGATCGTGCGCACCGTCCAGAGCATCGGCAAAGCATTTCTGCCGACGGTGAAGCTGGTGTGGGATCTCCAGACCGGCAATCTGGCCGCGATCAAGTCGGACGTCGAAGATATCAAGAACAGCTTTGTCAGCTCCTTCAAGGCAGGCTTCGCGGATGTGAAGGATGCATGGGGAGAGGCGCTCTCGAAGTTCAAGGCGCCGCCGAAGCTGGGAGCGCGCGCCGAGGGCGCCGAAGACGATCTGGGAGACGGGCTGCCCACCGGCACCGGAGGCGGTAAGAAGGATCATGCGGCGGAAGAGCGCATGAAGGCCATGCAGCAGGAGTATGCCGAGCTGCAGCAGATGCACAAGGTGACGCTCAAGGAAGAGCACGACTTCTGGGCGGCGCGCATCGGCGAATTCCAACGCGGCACAGACCAGTACAGGGAGCTCTCCGCAAAGCTGGGCCAGATCGACCAGGAGGGCGCGAAGAAGTCCAGCAGCGCAATCGCGCAGTTCAAGAGCGGCGACTCGGTTGGCGCGATGGACTCGCTCACGGGGGAGAAGAAGCCGCAGGAGGATCAGGGGGAGAAAGCTCTGCTCGAAGGCCAGCGGGCTGTGGCGGCGTGGAGCAAGTCCATCATGGAGGACGTCACCCGGACCGGCGACCGCTGGCGGCAGTATCACGAGGAGGTGGCGCGGGGCGCGTCCCTCGAGGCGACCAACGCCGCAAACATGCAGCTGGCGAAGATTGCGGCGGCCGAGGCGGAAGGCACGATCACCAAACTGGGCGCAGCCAAGCGCGTCGCCGCCATCCACACGGCGGAGTATACCGCTCGACTGAAAGAGCTCGAGGCGGAGCTGGAGCGCATCGCCAAGGATCAGAACCTGACGCCGGTGCAGAAGGCCACGCAGACGCAGGGCGTGCAAAACCAGATGACGCAGCTGCAGGGACAGGGCAACCAGGAGGCGGCAAAGGATACGGCTGCGATCAACGCGGCGATCGTGCAGCCCTACCTGAAGGCCTTCGACAAGATCAACCAGGGCTGGCTGAAGGTGCAGAACGATCTGATCGCCGGAAACAAGAACATCGCGCGCGACTTTGCCCAGATGGGCACGAGCATCGTGCAGTCCCTCGCCCAGAGCTTCGAGCAGATGCTGGTGAAGCACGCGGAGATGTGGCTGAAGATGCAGGTAGTCCATGCCACAGCGGTTCAGGCAGGGGTCGCGGTCGATGCGGCGGGTGCCGCGGAGACGCAACAGATCAGCCTGCTCACGGCGCTCAAGCAGCTCAGCCATGCGGCGGCCGTCGCGGCGGGGCAGGCTTATTCCGCGATGGCCGGGATTCCCGTCGTCGGTCCTGAGCTGGGCGCGATCGCCGCGGCGGCTACCTACGCCAGCGTGATGGCGCTGAGTGCGTTCGAGAAGGGCGGCGTCGTCGGAGGATCGGGAAGCGCCGAAGTGCCCATCCTGGCCAAGCCTGGAGAGCGCGTGCTGAGCAATACCCAGACCAACAACTTCGAGCGCATGGTGAACAACAGCGGCTCCGGCGGCGGAGGCAACCGCACGATGAATGCGAATGTGACGCAGCACTTTGCGGGGAGCAAGTCGGCTTCGCCGCGCGATACGGTTTCGGGAATCAAGACAGCGATGCGGCGCGGAAGGCTCAGCCCTGGCTGATGCCCTTGCACTTCGGTTTATGGGCTCGCATCTCGACGACGCCCTTCAGCTCGCCGCACTTCGGGCAGGGGCTTAGCTTCTTCGGGTTCGGCGGCGTCTTGTTGCGCGCTCGTATGATCTTCGCGGCTTCGCGAAGGATTTCATCCTCGTCATACCCGGCTTCACTCAACGGGACCTTCTTCCTGCCCATTCGCAGATTGTACTGCGAGGGTTATTTGTCGTCGTTCAGTTTGCGCAACGCGAGATAGCAGAGCGGGCAGGCGATGAACAGATACCCGACCAGAATCTGAGAGAAGCTGAGGTGGGCGATGCTGAGGATTTGGGTGTGGATGCCTTCGAACATTGGGTTTCTCCTGTGTACATGTTTCCGTAACATGTAAAGCAGGAGAAGGTTAGCACGTTACCGTAACATGTCAAGCGAATAACGAAGTGTTTTTGAGGTATTTTTGCGATGACCCTGGCAGTGTTTCCCTCCAATGTGCGCGGGTTGGCCTATCCGGTGGATAAGACCCCGGAGTTCAACACGGTCTCGCAGAAAGCGCCGAACCTGGCCGAGACCACGATCGCGCAGACCTACAATCCGGTCTGGAACTGGGAGCTGACCTACGAGTTCGTCTTCGACGATCCCGATAACCTGCTGAGCGGCGAGACCTACCCGGACTACCGCCTGCTGCAGGGTTTCCTGCTCAAGCAGGGAGGCAAGGCCTTTCCCTTCCTCTACTCCGATCCGACAGACAACACGGTCGGTCCGGCGCTGATCGCGGGCGCGCCCAACCCGCAGGCGGAGCTGCAGCTGGTGAACGACGGCGCGGGCAACTACTACTCGCCGATCCAGCGCAACTTCGGCGGCCAGTTCTATGAGGACATCACCGACCTCGACGGCTCGATCGCGGTCTATGCGAACGGCGTGCTCAAGACGCCGGTCACCGACTACACCATCGTCGGGCCCGGGCTGGCGCTGCCCGGATCCTCCTACATGGGTTTGGCGATCAAGTGGGTTGCCATGCCCACCGGCCCGATCACCGCGCAGTTTGCGTTCTTCTTCAGGGTGCGGACCGAAGACAAGCAGGGGTTCTCGCAGTTTCTCTCGAAGTTCTGGACTGCGGGAGGGGGCGATGCCGGTACCAGCACCTATCTCACGCTCAAGTCTGCGCGGCCGGTGCAGGTATGAAGGCGGTCACCGGAGGGGATGGGCAGGACACGACGTCGGCCGCGCTGGCTCATCTCGCGCAGAATGGTGCGCTGCGCCTGGCGAATCTTTATCTCATCGGAGAGGCAGACGATCCTGCCGCGCTGTGGCTCACCGACTATGAATCTCCTCTGCTGTGGTCGGCATGGGGAACGTTTCTCACCACCGTCATCACTCGCGGTACGGTCACCAGCAAAGTGGGCCTGGAGATCGAGAGCCTCGACCTGGTGTGGTCGCCGCAGAACATCGTCCTCACCCAATCCATCGCAACGGCCAGCCCGTATCAGCTGGCGCGCTATGGGTTCTTCGACAACAAGCGCGTGCGGGTGTGGCGCTGCCTGATGCCCACCCCGGGCGATGCCAATACCTTCGGGGCCTTTCCACTCTTCGGAGGATTCATCGGCGATGCGACGGTGACCGACGGCTCGATCAAGTTCTCCGTCAACAGCTACCTCTATGTGATCAACCAGAAGGTTCCCTCGGGCGTCATCGAGGTCACGAACACTACGGCAAGCTACTCGGGGGGCGCTCCGCCCAACGGCTTTACGGTCATCCCCCAGTTCGTCATCGTCACCGGGAGCACTCCGAACCTTTTGATCTGCGATCAGATCTCCCCCAACCCGCTGGGCATTCCCTCAGGCGGTGCGTTCGACGATGCCTCCGTCGTCTTCAACGGCGGCGCGGGCGCGACGCTGCAGGGCCAGTACAGCATCGTCGGCAACAACGGCTTATTCACCGATGGCCACGGCGTCAACCACGCCTCGATCTCGCTCTTCTCTCCACTGCCGCAGGCGCCGACGCCGGGAGTGGATACGTTCTATGTCACCGGCACAGTGCCTTCGTTCGGTGGCAAGTCTTTCCCGTATGTGCCAAGTTCACAATCAGCAGTCTAGAAGGAAAGCCATGCTCAGCCGCACTGAAGCCGTCGCCGCTGCGCGCGCATGGGTCGGCACGCCCTATGTCAAGGGAGCGCGCATCCAGGGCGCTGGCTGCGACTGCGAGACGCTCCTCGAGGCTTACCTGATCGAGATCGGCGCCGCGACGGAGTTCGACCTTCCGGTTTATTCGCAGGACTGGTTTTGCAACACCGAAGAAGAGAACTACCGCAACGAGCTGAGCAAGTATGCGACCTGCACCTGGGAAGGCCGCTGCATCGGCACACCCCCTGCACAGCCCGGCGACATCGCCATCTATCGCGTCGTCGGGAGTCGGCTGTACAACCACGGCTCCATCATCACCTGCTGGCCCAAAGCGATTCACGCCTTCGATAAGGGCGTCTTTGAAACCCGCCCCGCGCTGCATCCCCTGACCACTCACAAAGAGATGGCGGTGTTTAGTCCGTGGGCGAAGTAAAAAAGAAACAAAAAAAAGATCTTGTTGTGAGGATTTTTCTTTCAGAGATTTGGTGATAAGGATTTTTCTTTATGATGACCGGCAAAAACCAGTCGAGCCAGCAGATGACCGCGCTGGGCACCATGCTGCAGGCCTCGACCTACGGCCTCACCATACCGGATATTTGCGGGACAACCCTCGGCGTTTTGCTTGCCATCTGGGTGGCGAACTATCGCCAGGGACCCTCAAATAAAAAAGGTAAGGCGTCGAAGAAGGGTCCTCCCGGCTACACGGAAAACATCGACTTCCTGCTCGGCTACAACCCCATCATGGGTGTCCTGCAGGCGTGGGTGAACAACGGAAAATATCCGTTGAACTTCGTCACCCAGACCTTCAACGGGCCGGGACCGTGGACGATCACCGATGCTCACTTCTACGCGGTGATCGGCATCACGACGACGGTCAACTACAGCGAGAGCTTCGACGACTACGGCGGCAGCCCACAGACCGTCTCGGGCAGCTTTGAAGTGCCGCTGTGGAATGAGTTGGTGATGGGACCGGACCCCACGGGCAGTTCGGCGTATCGCAACTGGCCCTATTGCTACCGCTGGCAACCGTCCTATGGCACGACCATCCAGTGCGATGCTCCGGGCGGATTTCCAGTAGTTACCGTGCACTACGCGCAGCTTTCCTCCGCGACCTTGCCGGATACGCCGATCAGCAAGTTGCGGATGCACTTCGAAGCCAGGCTGGGCGATGGGGATGAGTTCACCGGAGACGTTCAAGGAACGTCAACGCCGCTCTCTGACCAGCAGATCATCTACGACGCCTACGCCGGCTGCGGCTCTGCCTCCATCGATCTCGGTTCGGCTGGAGCTATCCCATCGATCACGCCGGAGGTGCAGAGCAAGTATGCGATTTACCCCTCGGGTGATTGCGACTTCGTCGACATCATCGAGCATGTGCTGAAGTCCGGCATTATGCAGTCGGCGATCGGCGGGGAGCTGGGCTACGGCCCGATCCAGAGCGGTGTCTCTCTGATGGACTACCCCGGTGCGATTCAATTGAAGTCGGAGTCCGGACCGTCGTCTTCCGTTGGAACGATCGTCTATGACATGCCCGTGACCGAGGGCAATTTTCTTGTAGTCATCGCGAACGGGTCGAGCACTATCACACCCCCTCCTGGGGAGTATGTGGCGTTGACTTATCCGCCCGCATCGGGATCGTCAGGGGGTACAGGCAACGCTACCATTGCAGCTACAGTCCCCCAAGATGTATTCCTACAGATAGTGGGGACTCACCCGCCTATAACCATCGCCGACCGAGGCAGTGCCACAGCCACCTGGGGTCCGGCCTCGATGCCAACACTTCCGGCGGGAGCGACGGTCGTCTCTATGCAAGTGATCGCCGCGGTTGGTTCTGTCGTTGCGGAAAGCGTCACAAGCATATTTATACCCGGCCTGACCATCCCCCCAAATGTAAGCGGAACCTTTTATGCGAATATCCCCTTCTTTCCGGGAAATGCGAATGCGGCCGCCGCTCTTGCAGCCTTCAGTGCCCTAGTAGAACTTGACTACTCCCTGGACGGCGCGATCTTTGCCGACACGCTGTCAGCGAGTATTGCCATCGCCGTCTACTACACTCTTCCTGGAGGCGGCACCGGTCCTCCCTCTCCTCCTGTTTTCCCCCTCTTCGCAACTGGCATCTCGGACACCGCCGGCAACACATGGACGCCGGTTCTGGGTTCCGGACTGGGCACTCAGGTTTGGTATGCGACCGCGAATGCCACCGGCAACGACACCGTCAACATCACCGGAGGCAGCTTCGCCGCCGCCGGCGTCACGATTATGGAGATCGCAGGAACCGATACCTTCGACTCCGCCACGGTAGGCAGTGCAGGAGATGTCAGCCAGGTCGTCACAGGCGCGCCCGGCCTTCCGGGCTACATGCTGGCGATTCCATTGTGGGATCTCACGCCGAGCTTCCCCGAAGACCCTGCCATCACGAACTGGGACAACCTGACCCCGCCGAACTACTACGGCAACACCCCGGCGGCGAATCATCTCATCTTCGAGCGCAGAGTCTCGAACCCCGGAACCTACAGCTTCGCAGTACCGGGAAACCCTACGGCCATCTGCTCGCTGGCCTTCAAGAACGTCCAGCCGCCGACTTATCCGAAACCTCTGCTCGACATCCTCGACCAGGCCTCTGCCGACCTGACCCGTCTGCAGTGCCGCGCGGGAGGGCTGTGGGGATCGCTTGCGATGACGTCTCAGCAAGCTGCGTCCGAATGGCTGAAGACGTTGGTGCAAGCCGCCAACTGCGCTCCGGTGTGGTCCGGGTTCAAGCTGAAACTGATTCCCATGAGCGAAGTCTCTGCCGTGGGGAATGGAGCGGTTTACATCTCACCCACAGCTTCCGGACCCATCGCCAACCTGGACGCAGACAACGGCGACTTTATCGGCGACACGCCCATCACTGTCGTGAGGACCGCAAGGACCGACCTCGACACCGTCGTCCAGATGCAGACCCTGAACCGGACGTCGGACTATCAGCAGGTCGTCAGTGCCGTCGCGGACCCGGCCAGCATCGCGCTTTATGGAGTCAGGAAAGCCGATCCCATCGTCAACAACGCGATTCAGGATGTCGCCGTCGCCGTGCCTCTGCTGAGGATCATGGTGCGCCGGCAGAACTATGTGGAGCTCGTCTGCATCCAGTTCAGGCTGAACGCGCGCTGGCAGCTTCTCGAACCGATGGACCTGATCACCGTCACCGATCGCAGGCAGGGAATCGTTCAGATGCCGGTAAGGCTGACAAGCATCGAGGAAGACGACCAGTTCAACCTGACCTGCGAGGCCGAGCCCTTCCTCTACGGCATGAGCGCACCGCAGACGCTTTCGGTGATCGGCCCGACTCCTTACCGTCCGACCCCGGAGGCGGGTGCCGGGAACGTGAATGCGCCTGTGATCTTCGAGCCGGTGCCAAGGCTCTACGGCGCAGCGAATCAGGCGCAGCTGTGGCTTGTCGTCTCCAGCTCCAATCTCCTCTATGGCGGCTGCCAAGTGATGATCTCGACCGACGGCGGGTTGAGCTACAACTCGGCTGGAGATCCGATCGTTGGCAATGGCATCACTGGAGCGACAGTAGGGGTATGGCCAGCCGCAGCGAGCCCGGACACCACCAATGATCTCGCCGTCGACCTGACCGAATCGTTGGGCGTGCTGGCCAGCTACCAGGTCTCCGACGAGGACAACTTCGTGTACCCCTGCTACGTCGCGGGGACGTCGACGCCCATTCCTTACGAGCTGATGACCTACGCCGTGGCGACCATGACGGCGGCGAACATGTATACGCTCAAGGCGACGGGCACAGGGAACCACCTGGACCGCGGCGTCTTCGGCGCTCCGACTCTGGCGACTGGCGCCGCGCATGCCACGGCCTCCCGCTTCGCCCTGTTGCCACCGGACGGGCAGGGCATCTTGAAACTCGCGATGGATCCGCTCTGGATCGGCGTGACGCTGTACTTCAAATTTCTCAGCTTCAACAACTTCGGTTCCGGCGTGCAGGCGCTCGCCGACGTCAGCCCGTACGCCTACACCCCGACCGGCGGACCCGGCGCGGTGAATCCAACTGGCGCGCCACCTCAACTCTTCCTTGTGAACGGAGCTTAGCGTGGCTGGACAGGAACTCAATTTCACGGATACGTCGACGGTGAAGTGGACGAAGGGCGCGCAGACTGGCACAGATCCCGTCTACGGGCTGCCTATCTTCCCCTTGACGGCAAAAGCCGCGACTGGAGGCGCATCGGTCAAGACGGCGAATTATACTGCCGTCGCCGCGGACGCAAACACGCTCCTGGCGTTCGAGGATGCCAGCGCGGTAACGTTGACACTTCCAGCGACGCCGCCCTCATCCACCTGGACGATCGCGGTGCAGGACGTCGGTGCGGGTGCTTTGACCATCTCGCCGAACGGCCTGAATCTTGATGGCAGCGCCAGCAGTCTTGTGCTGTCGCAAAAACAAGGCGTTCTGATCTACACCGATGGGACGAACTACTTCACCGAGCGCGGTGTGAGTAATCCGGGCACGGTCACCAGTGTCGGGCTGACTGTTCCGTCGATCCTGTCCGTCGCGGGATCTCCCATCACCGGAGCCGGTACGCTTGCGATCAGCCTGGCGACTGAGGCAGCGAACACTGTTTTTGCTGGGCCGTCTTCGGGATCGGCGGCAACGCCAACCTTCCGAGCCCTGGCAGCCGCTGACTTGCCATCGAGTCTCCCCACCATCGCGGGGGTGCAGGACGAGACATACACATACTCCGCCGACACCGGGACGGCCAACGCCTACGCGCAGACGCTGACGCCGACGCCGACCGTGGCTGCAGGGCTCTCGGGAAAATTCAAAGCTGCCAACGCCAACACGGGAGCGAGCACGCTCACTGTCGCTGGAACGACGGGGCCGCTGGTAAAGAACGGTACTCAGCCGTTGGCACCGGGTGATATTGCCGTCGGGCAGATCATCGGGTGGACCTACGACGGGGCGAACTTCCAGACCGGTGGCATCGCTCCGGCCACGGCGCTGGTCCCTCTCATTCGCGGATCGGCACTCACGACGAACTCCGCCGCAAGTATCACCGTGAGTCTTACTGGATTGAGCGTACCCGGAGGTGGAACTGCAAACGCGGTGGCTGGAGATTTCGCGCTGCTCTGCTATGGAGACCAAAGCGGCGGAACGCCGTCGGTCCCGTCCGGTTGGACAGTGGTGGTCACCACTTCAGGGGCTGTGATTGAGCAGCAAGTTGTTTGGTCGAAGGTGTTGACCAGTGGAGATATTTCAACCGGAAGCGTTACGGTGACTGTGCCGACCGGGGGCAATAACACTCTTGGCATCGTTGTCTTCATCGGATCCACGGGAGGTGTGCGGGAAGCGGATCTGGTCAATCAGACCAATCCCATCACAGTGACGACATCCAGCGCTGTGATTGCTGGAGACACTGCCATCTATTTTGGAACGGCCAACTTCAACACTGGTCAACCTGCGCCGACAGTAAACCGTGGAACCCTTCTGCAGTCGGCGGCAAGCGGTCCCAACTGCGGGTCGCTCTATGACGAATCGCTAGCCACAAGCGGCGCGCAATCGGCTGTCTTTAGTTTTTCAACCAGCAATTCCAGCGCCGCGACCATCATCGTGAAGGGCGTCCCGACTGGCGTTGGCTCCGTCACCAGCGTGGGCCTGACGGTTCCTTCCCGGCAGACCGTGAGCGGATCGCCTGTGACCGGTGCGGGAACGCTGGCGATCACAGACAACACCCAGAGCGCGAATCAGGTGTTTGCGGGGCCGTCGTCAGGCAGCGCGGCCGCACCGACGTTTCGCGCTCTCGTCTCTGCTGATGTTCCGGGTAGCCTGACCAACCCGATGACGACCCAAGGGGACATCATCTATGGTGGCGCCTCCGGTGCGCCGACGAGGCTGCCAGCAGGAACTAGCGGACAGGTGTTGCAGACCAACGGTAGCAGTGCCGCCCCATCATGGGTAGCACCAGGTGGCGGAAGCGGAATCAGCCTAACCACTACGGGTTCAAGTGGTGCGGCGACGCTCACGGGGACCGTGCTGAATATTCCCGTGTACACCGGCGGCGGTGGCGCGAGCACGCCAGTCATTCGCGGGACGGGCATCCAGGCATCGAGCGCAGCGAGCTATACGGTCTCGTGGCCTTCGGGCACAGTCGCGGGTGATCTTGCCATCATCTTTGGGGGACATGGATTCGGAGTAAATTTACCCGCTGGCTGGACGTCGATTGACTCATCCACTGGAACAAATTGGAACGGGGCCACCTTTATGAGGTTCCTTTCCAGTGCCGATATTACGGCAGGTTCCGTCACGGTGACGACGGCCGGCACCTTTGACGGGACGCTTGCCATTGCCACGATCAAAACGCCAAGCGAAGCGATCCGGACTGTCACACCGGTGCGAAACGGCAGCGGAGCCTCTTCGGTCACGGTCAACACAGACGGCTCGCCGCTGACCACAGATCTCGTTCTCTACTTCGGATCGAATCGTGCTGCCTCCACGAACACGGTGTCTTTGGGAACGAATCTGCGGCAGGCCAACGATGGCTCTGCCGCCTCTGGTTGCCTTTATGCCGGATCGCCTTCAGGTGTTGGAGGTGTCTCGCCCGTCTTCAGCTACAGCTCCGCGGGCACTGGCAACTATCAAATTGCCGTGGTGGTCAAGGGAGTCTGA